CTTTTCCCTGTAGTACAAGTCGTGGTTGCCAGGGATAAAGAAGAATCGTTCAAAGTTCTTACTGATAATATCAATGGCTTCCACAGTGTAGTTCAGTGTGCTAACGTTTACAGTTGCTCTGTGGTGATGCCAATCTCCCATGAAGATTGCAACGTCACAGTCACGTTCCCTTGCTGTCTTACAGAACCATTTTACAAAATTTTCACAGTCCTCATTATGGTGTTTGCTGTTTTGTCGCATTCCAAAATGAATGTCTGTGAATACTGCTGCCCTTTTAAATAACTGGGTCATCGTTGGGTGTCTCCTTGCTCAGTAACGCACTCAGGCGGTCGGCACAATGCCTAACGTCTTCTGATAGTTGTCCTGTGCCAATCTGCTGTTCGATTAGCCTAGCTATTTCGTGTAGCTTAATTACCGCCTGATCTAGATACATGTTAGTAGTCCTCTGAAGATTTAAGATTAGCTATGCGTTCGCGTTCATCACGCACCATGGCTTCGTGTTCAAATTGTCGTGTGAAACTTGGGTTGCTGCCATACTCAATGAGTAAGTCGTCCCTAATCATCTGGTTTTTCTTCTCAATATTAAGGATGCGAGTGAAACTGTTATCAATAGCGGCAGTGTAATACGCAAAAGGGTTCTGCGATTTTGATTCATCGAACTGTAATCCTATCTGACTAAGTTGTAGTAGAGCTTGACTACGCATTTCGTCAACGTAAGTGTAGCCACGCCAGTTAAAGCGCATGCTATAACGCTCCACTAGAAGCATAAAGCTCTTTGCCAGTTTGTTGGTCATAGTACCATGATCCAGGCAAAACTCTCCAGTTTCTACATCACCCTTCCAGTGACTCTTGCCCACACAGACTAGAACGTCCTCACCGTCAATGTTTTCAAACTTGAAATGTTGATAGGGTGGGAAATTAACTTTTGTATGGTGATCACCACGATTTTTTGGTGTTTTCTTTCGCCCTGGTTCAAGAGGAATATGATCGTGTGTCATAATCCTAAAGACTACATCAGTCTTAGCCACTTTTTTGTAATCGATTTCCACCTCTGCCAGCTTGGTTTTGGGGTTCTCTTTCTGTGCCTCAACTAATGCCTTTTGGCTCAGTTTCAATGCTCGATTACGTTTAGCTTCTGCTATTGTTCTTATGTTAATTTTGTCCTTATCTGGTAGGATCAGATCATAATCACCGTACTTGGGCTTTGTATATGAGCTATACTTGTTCTTGCTTAAATGTATTTCTTTGAGCAGTTCTTTGTTGGTCAAGTACTGCTTCACTAATGGATTCGCGGTTGTCATGGAAATATTTTAACAGATTGCATCCAGCAAAGTCAACACCTTTGGTTAAAACTATATTTAATTTTGCTATAAATATAGGTATGAGCTCCGTATTTTTAAAAGCAAACAATCCTGTCGCAGGCTGTACTGCACCATTGGTGTTCCAATATACACCGTCAATTGAGTACGGCCATGACGTCAAGTACGATACGTACAATTTGGTGCACACCAATTACCAGCCATATGCTTATGCTAGAAGTGAACCTCCTAGTATTAATATCACAGCAAAGTTTAGCGCCCACACTACGGCGCACTTTAGGCAGAGTGAGTACGCAATACGTTTTCTCAGAACGTACACCAAAATGAATTATGGCAGAATGGATGGAGCTAAGGGTCAGCCTCCACGCATACTGCGCTTTTTTGCTTATGGTAATCAAGTGTTTGATAATGTACCAACAGTTTTGGGTAAGTTCAATATTACTTTCCCTGACGATGTTGATTACATCCTGGGAGTATACGACAACAAGGGCAATTTGAACACAAGTTTTGCAGGAAGAGATCCTGGAAAAGCAACAAACATGGCAGAGCCACCAACCACAGACCCGAATACTGTTGTGGTAACAGGGCAAAGAATAACAGAGTTGCCAATGTACCTGCCAGCAATTTTCCAGGTGTCACTGACGTTACACGTTCAAATGAACACATACAAAACTGTAACAGAGTTTACACTAGATGATTTTAGCAAGGGCGCCCTTGCAGCTAACGGATACATTTAATGGCAGGATCGTACACAGATAAAAGCTATCTATATGGCGTTGGGATAGCAAAGAAATTTTACCTAGACTCGGTTATATTACCCAGCCTTGCAGGATCTACTGGCGTCTATGTCGAGGTGCCACCTGAGTGTGAGAACAGGCCTGATCTGTTTAGCTATCAGCAATATGGTTCCAGCAGACTGTGGTGGGTAATAGCTCTTGCCAATCCAGATGCACTCAAAGATCCCGTGTGGGACTTAAAATCTGGAATGACACTGTTCGTACCAAACAAGGATCTGATACTAGTTAAACTAGCAGAGGTGAGGTAATGGCAACACAAACAAGCGGTTTTGGTCCTAGGCCAAGTCCCACAGGTGGTGCATCATCCAATCACCAGGGTGTGGATTACAGAGCACCTATAGGTAGCCCAATCTATGCAAACACAGACCTGACCATTAATAAAGCAGGCGTTGGTTCTGGTTATGGTAACGTTGTCTATGCTACAGACAAAAATGGAACACAGTATAGATTTGGACACCTTGACGGATTCCCACCAGGCATGAAGGCAGGCGACACAATCAAAGCAGGCGACGTTGTAGGATATACAGGAAACACTGGTGTTAGCACAGGACCCCACCTGCACTACGAGGCTAGACCAAATGGCGGAGCAGCCGTAGACCCAAATTCCATAGATCCAAATACCGGTAAGCCTTATCATGCAGCTACTGGTTTTGAACCAGGCAAGTCACTAAAAGATTCTAATCCAACACCAACAAATTCTCGCCCACCCAATAATCCTCCCCCTGGTGGCGGTGGTAAACCACCAGAAAAACCACCTGGTGGTGGTGGCAAACCTCCACCTGGTGGTGGCAAACCGCCCGGCGGATCCGGTCCGCCACTTATAAGTAAACCAGTCGGGGGTGTCGGCATCCTAATGAACCCAAGGCACAAGGCACACGACGGAAAATAATAAATGGCAGATACCTATTACTTCAGATTGACAACTATGAGCCCACAGTCGCTTGGAACCATGAATCCCCAGGCGGGCGTTGTCATTGCTGAAACGGCAACAACTGGTAAGTTCTTCATCAATGAAGTTACTTTTGAGCAGATAACAAGTCCTAACAGTGACAGCTCTGTTGCGTACAACATTACTGGTGAAATGAAAATCATAGAACCACTTGGAGCTAGATTTTTGGATTACCTGCGTTACGCAGCTATTAAAGCAGGCTGTCAGAATCACCTTGATGCTAGATATATCCTTGACATAGAACTCAGGGCTGAAAACTATAGCCCGGGGGAATTCGTATATTCATTTCCTATCATGCTTTTGGTCATGGAGATGAAATCCTCCATCAGCGAAAAAGGTACAGAATACATAATACGTTTTGGTCCTGCCGATCACCACAGCCAGACTGATATGACGCAACCTATTAAGGAAACAGTCACAGTTAAAGGCGTTGCTACACTTAAAGAATATTTCGATGGTCTTGCAAGGGAGTTGGAAGTAAACGAATTCAAGTATGCTGAAGCAAGGCAAAAAGAAGGTGGTAAAAAGGCAGGCGGTGGACCGCACCCTGCTGCCGCAGATCCCAAGCACGATGAATATTATTTCCTTCTAGACCCTATCCTTGAGAACATGAAGTTCACAACTAAGGAAAGTGCAGAACTTGCAAGGACAGGTTCCTTCTATAATGTATGGGATAGATACGTCAACAAACAATTTGATATTACAGCGAAGTCAGGTACTACCATCGTATCTCAAATCACAAGAATACTGCAACAAACAGATGGTATCACAGTGCTGATGCCGGGCAGGACGGTACCACAATCTGAAGACGGTCAGGGATCAAGTCCTGACAATGCTGCTGCCAACGAAGCTTCACTAGGTGATATACACAGATTCTTCAGGATAGAAACGCACACTGTCTACAAAGATTTTGATAAAATCAGAGGTAGATACGCAGTCAAGCATATATTTGCAATCTTCCTGGCAGAGCAACCAAACATGTACCAGTATCCTGATGAGATAGACAAACTAAATGAAGAGGCTGCTCAGGGCAAAGTCTTGGGCAAACTCAATAGTTATATCACTAAAGGACTCTTACGCAAGGCCTATTATCACTACTATACTGGTCTCAATACAGATGTCATCAAGGCAAACTTGCAGTTTAACATGATGTACTATTTGCCTAGCTTCCCTGTGTACTGGACGGATAGAGGTACAACCAGCGATGGTAAGATGAATAAGCAAAACTACAATAGAAACGAAACACCATTTGCATATGGTGATAAGCCCGTTGCAGATGCTTCTGCCACCTGGACTTTTGCAGAGGATATATCTTTTGGTTCCATAACAGATGTTTTACGCAAAGCAGGCGCCGCATTACGTCCTCGCATGGAGCCAAGCGAGCCACTCAAACAGAACGATTCTCCAAAGAAAGAGAACGAAGACCTAGTTAACAAGATATTTGAAGTGCAGTGCTCACCGCACGACTTAATGGAGTTAGAGCTGGAAATTTTCGGTGACCCATACTGGTTAGGTACTCCTAACTTAATGATGGCTGGAGCAAAGGGCCTAGCTAAGATAGACGTAAGTGATGGCATGAAGGGTAAAATCATGTCAGAGCTACCAGGTATTGATCCTAACTTTGGTTCCAGGAATCACACATGGTCTAACTATGACCAGGCGCAGTACTACAAGGGCGGCAACCTAATCTATTATAACTCACAACTTCCAACCAATGACGGTGAGAGCGATCTAATGGAATTTTCAACATCAGATCAGATCGTTGGAATTTACATGGTCTGGAAAATTAAGAATGATTTTAAAGAAGGTAAGTGGACACAGGTTCTATTCACTAAGAGAGATCTTACAATACCTACAAAATTTATACCTCTTGCAGCACTGGGTGCAGACAGCGGAAGCAATAGTGGCTTTCAAGCATACGTTGATAGCGTACTGTCTGCTGCTAATCAGGCAGGAGCAAGCGGCAAAGGTGGCTCTAATGTGCCACAATCAAACAACCCTAATCCCGCAAAAGAAAGACAACAACAGATGCGTGATCAGAACATGGGGGGTGGACGATGAGTAAAGTAGCAGGACCATTTGGGCAATATAAGACACCTGTAGAATACAATAAAAATTCTACGGACCGAGTTGGTGTAAGTAGCCAGGTAGGCATTTTCTTAGCTGTAGTTAAGGCCAACAACGATGCTAAGAACTTCAACAGGATACGTGTGTTTGTACCTGACTTTGGCGGAGATCCAGAGGAAGATGCAAACTGGATCACTGTGAGTTGTGCAAGCCCTATGGCAGGATCAACTAGCATTTACGAGCAAGGTGAAAATTATCCTGAATATGCAGACACAATTAAAAGCTATGGCATGTGGGTGCCCACTCCTGCTGTGGACTCTTGGGTATTAGTTGGCTTTGCAAGCGGTAGAATCGAGCAGGGCTTTTACATGGCACAGGTGTTCCAACGAGGAACGCAAGTAAGCCTGCCTGGACTACCAAGACAAAAAACATACGATGGTGAGAATTATCCTGCCGCGCCAAAGAATAAAAAGGACACAGATCCTGATCTTAAAAAGTACGTAACACATAAGCCACTGTGGAACGCTGTCAAAAAACAAGGTCTTGAAAAAGACTTCTTGCGTGGACTGTCAACAAGCGGTGCAGAACGAGAAAGCCCTAGTAGAGTATTTGGTATTTTAACACCAGAGCAACAACAGTTTGTTATAGATGACGGTGATAAAGATGGCAATAATGTGCAGATGCGTTTTAGAACAAGAAACGGCACTCAGTTATTATTAGACGATACTACCGGGCACATCTACTTAATATCTAAGAACGGCGAGAACTGGATAGAGATGAGTGTTGATGGTCAGATACACATCTATGGTTCCAAAGATATAAACATCCACAGCCAAAAGAATATCAACCTACGTGCGGATCTAGACGTAAACATTGAAGCGGGTAGAGACATGAGGCTAAGAACTCGTGAAAAAGATATCACCCTACACAGTGCTGCAAGCATACATTCAACGTCTACCAGTAATACACACATAACAAGCCAGGCAAACATCTATATGAATGCTGCTCAAGGCTACTATGAAACTGCTCCTGTTATTCACATGAACGGTCCTGTTGCCACACCCGCAACACCTACAAAGGATAACACGCTTACGGTTAACGACATCATTAAAGAGAGCGTCTGTACAGTGGTTCCTGAACACGAGCCTTGGCGCGGACACGCAGGTAAAATTAATTCGTCTGGTGGTACTGTTATTGTTAAGCAGGATCCTGCACCCGATAAACAACCAAGGCAACCCAATCCTGAGGAAAATCCTGCTACAGGTGAAATGAAGGAAGACCAAATGTGCAGGATAGACGACGTTAACGTAAGCAAGGATATGCAAGGCAGCATGAAAACAGATACTGGATTTACTCCTGCACCAGTGGATGTAATGGGTAACCAAACCGGATCAATAGGATTCGGTACAACATATCCGTGAGGCAAAGATGTCAGTACTTAGAAGTTATTTAGACAAGTTTAAAGAGGGAGCGCCTGCTGCGGCACAACGCATTGAAAACTCTGAATTCGCCCTGAGCATGAAAGAACAAGCACAGGCAACCGCTGCCAATGTAAAGCCCGTAGACACAAGTGCTCTAGACAGAAAGGTTAACTCGCTTGGCGATCCAGACGCAGCACCATACCTAGGTGATGATCCCATCGTCAAGGCACGCCTTAGCAAAGGCACGGACACTAATATTCCCTACGAGCCAGCTGAACTCTACACCAAAGGCGTTGATGAAGAGGAAGCAGAACAACTGTTCCAAAGGAGCCTGGAACGTGACCAAAAGGCAGTTCGAGAAGTTCTAAAATCCGTTGGTGTAAAGGAAGTGCCGCAGCGTACTTTTGACGGCCTGGTCAGCTTTTATCAACACACAGGCGACATTACCTACGTCTACTATGACGAGGAAAAGATCGACATGATGGGTCTTTATGCTGAAGGTGATTGGGAAAGAGTTGCTAGATTTATTGGCAGGGACGACAGGAATCGCTGGCGCAGATCCAAGGAAGTTGCTGCAATGCTATTCGGTGACTATGGACAAATAGATGACAACAAGTCCATTATTAAAAGGGGTCTTGACGAAGCTGCCGGCCTTATACAAAAAGGCAAGTACAATTATTTGACCGGTGATGCTGCAAGCTGGGAGCAGAAACTAGCTGCTGGTAGTTCTTATTTTAGGAACACAGGCAAAATGATGCCGGGATTGGATTTTACAACTAAATCCAAGATACTGGAAAACCTAAAGACAAACAACATAACGGACCTGGTTAAAAAACAAGCAGGTCCTTGGAAGTATTAATCGTCCGGAAGGATTTCTTCTAGTTCAGGATCTGCATCATAACCAGGGAAATATGTTACGTTGTACGTTTTCCCATCGTGCAGATATTCGTCAGTCCAAGTACGCTGATTATTTGAACTACTAACGGGCTCTTTAAGACCGAGTACAAGCATCATGTGTTTGTACTCGTCGCCTTCTATTTTACGCCTAGGTGGACCCATTACTTTACGCATAAACTCTTTGCGTTTAACTGGGTCCTTCATGATTTCTTCCATGGCTTTTTTATATCCAAATGGATCATCTGTTTTGGCTGTCAACTTTGTCCACCCTTTCTACGCTCCAAGGCGGAGCAGTATAAACGCAAAACAAGGTAGCTTCATGTAATGTTTTGAAGTACCTTGTTGAGCGAGTCCCACCAGTCATGTAATATACTACTGCATACATTACTTCTTTACGAATGGCGCCAACTCTGGTGGCGTCCAGCCAATAGGCTTCAATACCTTACCATCTTCGCGCTTTCGCACCTTCCCTGTTTCTTTATCGATCTTTGCGAAGTTGGTTCGCATTACTTCTTTCCAGCCGCCCTCACCATCCATGCCTGCACTGTGGATAGCACCAATGGTGACAACAAGAATGTCTTCTAGTGCATCTAGTTGCTCCACCAGATCTCCAGCAGCAATAGCTTCTTTGAGCTCTTTAAATTCTTCTTCGATTAGATTGATGTATAGTTTATACTGTTCTTCATTGAAGCTGTCGACTGTCTGGTCGCAAGCTCGCATAAATTTTTCCTGATCACGAAACGGATTCGTCATTTTGTTAATTCCTCTAAAAATACTTCTTCTACGGGCTGGTAAGCAATAGGCTTGATGTACCCGTCTCTAATACACTGCTCAAGTATAAGCCTGTACTCATATGGAGTTGAGTTGTGTATTTTGAAACCCGCCCTTGGTACTAAACTGATATTGTCGGGACTGAAATAAAACCCAGTGTCACCATGTTCCCAGGTTTTAATTACGGTCCTGCTCTTTGCGATTTCAAAACTCATTTTTTAAGGTTATCCATCATGAGTTGTTCTGCCCGTGCCTGATTCTCTTCCTTTAGAATAGTATGTGCAACGGGCACAAGCGATTCAATCAAGGATAACATTACGTCCTTACCGGGCTCATTGAGGTGTGAGTGCTTTTCGCCCACACTACTCAGATGACCATACCTACTGTTATTCAAACATTCTATCAATTGAGTGGCTAGAATGGAGCCTAAGTCTTGACGCTTCATTTCAAGATCTCGCTGTTTAAAATCCAATAGGATGATCGTCATCCTCTTCATTGTATTTGCCAGCGGCTCGGGCATGTGTGTCGCATAGCGTCTGTATCCAGCCACCGCTACGTCGCTTGCCAGGAGAACCACATTCTTCGCAGGTCGTACCAGACATATACTCAGCCATCGAGACAACGCCACGTACATATTCGTCACCGCCATTGTAATAAAACCTGAGCGTACCGAATTTTTCTTTGACTTGTACAGCAACGACTTGTGGTATGGGTTCATCTACTTGTCTTGGTTTAGATTCTAGAAACGTTTCTCTCGCTCGCTCTACATAAGAGGGTGCAAACTGTGAATGATATTCGTTGAAGGCACGCCAGTCACCATGCTGAGCATCCTCAAGCATTTGATTGAAGTCAATAGCGGCCTGCCTTGACTTTTCCTTCCAGTCAAGGTGACCTTGAATGGCACTACACATATTATCTATGATATCGTACCATCCATCGCCATGTTCGAAACCCCAACACATTAGGGTTTCTGTTACCTTGCCGCTGCGATCCTTAAATATTTTCGGATACTTCTGGCATAGTTGCTTGTCTAGATCTTGGTTCATTTTTTGCTTTCAAAACAGTCCTGTGCACACTTTCGAAAGTTCTAAACGCCTTGTCGAATTTGATCTCATACAGTTCCTTTAGACCAAGTATGGCGTTGGCGATTTGATCCGGTGTCATGTCATATTCCATGACTCCCTCGAGCAGTGTATCCAACTGATTGGTAATCGTCCAGCAGTCTAGGATTTGCTGCTCTAGTTCAAAACTTTGGTTGACTTCTGCATCCATTATTTCGGATCCTTGATGTTGTTAAAAAGCTCAGACTGTTCTTTCTTGAATGTATTATACTTGTCTTTGATGCTTTTGTAAATTATTTCGTAGCCCATCATGTATGCAAGATAGCCAAAGGCTACGAAGCCAGAACAGAAATGCAAAATTTTTGACTCGTATGTCTGTGCCAGTGTAAAGAGTACCAGGAAGGTAACCCAAGACATGATGCTGACCTTGGCATAAAACTCTGCCCTAGTCCATAGGTATCTAATAAAATCCATCATCCACCGCCTTTCAAAAGCCAAATAAGAATATCTTCCTTGTGCAAGATGCACATTTCTTTACTATACTTGCTGACCGCCTTGGTTGTTTTGCTGGGCTTGGCTAGAATCATTCTAACATAGCCACCGCCATTTGCGTTTGCTTTGCCTGTGCCAAGCACCTTGTAGATGTTATTGTAGAACACAACATAATCATCTACTTTGATTTCCCTGTCAATGATGTCTGTGACCATAATCACCTCCACGACTTCGTGGAACCATCACCGAAATGTTTTTTAATTGCATAGAATGCGTCTTTTGCTGTCTCTTTTCCCAGGCACTGTTTAAGGCACTCGTCCTTGATCAGCTCGGTGAGTTCTTCAACTTTATCCACACTAATCCATTTGCCGCTGGTATCAGTACCTACTCGGCTTACTAGTTCTTTAATGCGTTCGTTCATTGTTCAATTCTTAGAATAAGGACACGGGTGGAATTTTAGAGCCACCAGAGCTACGGTTGAGAATATGTTTGTACTTTTCGGGATGAGCCTTCATGTCCTCAAGTTTGCGATAAAATCTTTCCTCGATCTCATCTTCCCGAGAGGGTTGATTGAAAAACTCTTTAATCTTTTTTAGAAGCTTCACGCTCAACTCCGAAATGTTCTTTCAGTAAACTATCTACATCGACGTCCATGTACCCTGAACCGTCATTAAAAATCCAACGCAGTTTGGCGTCCCAATCTTTGGTGCGGTAGTTCATATAGTCGATACATTCCTGAACAACCAACTCGGCGAACTTTTCTAATGATTGCGGTGGGTCAAAAGTCACAAATGCTTCTTTATTGACGACATCATTTTCCAGCCGTTGCCAAAATTCACCACCTGCTTGTTTAATAAGCTCTCGAATTCGTTCGTTCACAGTTTTTCTCCAGGAACAAAACCACGCCAAGTTTTGAAGCGAGGGAAACGCAAGCTATAGGTGCCATCCTGATTCTTAGTCACAGCATCAGCACGAACCTCACCAACCTCACCAATTACGGCGTCACGATCACGCCAGATTTCGTCGCGATCCTTGTCGCTCCAACCGCTACCAACGTTAACAGTGATCAAGCGACCATCATCCTCGCCTTCAAAAACAACGGCACCCATGCGGCCCACGTTTTTGCCAGTGCCTTCTTCGACTGCAATAGCAGTCAGGCTGACTTCGATAAAGGGCTTGAGCTTGAGCCAGCTGACAGTACGCTTGCACTCGTAAACTGCATTAGGCTCTTTGATCATGATGCCTTCGTAACCACCTGCAATGGCTTTTGCGTTAATTTCCTTGAAACGCTTCTTGCCTTCAGCAGTGTCCAGATCCACTTCTTCATGCGCCAGAACAGTGACGTTAGGCAGTTGATCTTCGTGTGCCTCAAACCACTTCTGCAGGTATTCGCTTCGTTTGATCTGGGGAGTCTTGCACTTACCATGCTCGAAATCTTTAAGCGGCAACACGTCAAACAAGTTGAGCACAGCATCGTTGGCTTTGACGTTGCTCTTGCGGTGCACCTGCTTCATCAGGTCCTGGAAGCTAGAGCTCATGATCTCACCGTCCAAGACCATAGGCTCTGTAAAGCTGCCTGCAACCGTGCTGATTTGTTGTTTGACCAGCTCAAAGTTCAGAAGCTCTTTGCCATTGCGGCTGAACTGATCAACACGACCATCCGGATACACAATTGTAATAACCCGGACACCGTCCAGTTTTACTTCAATGAGCTTGCGCCCAGCAACCTTGGACTCGTGGTTCGCGCTATCGTGTGCAAGCTGGCAGCTAAACACAGGAATGACGTATTCGTCATGACCCTTCACCATTTTGTTGATGGTGGTTTCGCTAACTCCACAACGCAGGTCCTTAATCAGGATGCGTCGATACCAGCCGTTCCATTGTTCCTTGGTGGCTTTTGCAGTCAGTGCAGAAACGGCATCACGGGCGGCATTGCCTGTGACATTGCGAGAAATAAAGCCACTGACAACGCTATTAAACTCACTCCAATCCAGACCAGGACCGTCCGCATCAGTTTTTTCCTTAATTTGTTTGAGACCAAAAGTGACCATGCTGTCTAGCGCCAGCCGGGCACCTTGGAAGAATTCTGTATTACCTGCCTTAGCTTCGCGAGCGACGACAGCCTCTTTGACGAGGCGGCTGTTGTCCGATTCCAGTTCTGCGGTAATTTTCCAGGGTTTGTTCATGTTAACCTTTTCGCTTGACATGTGCATATTATACACTGCCCTGGAATTTCAGTCAATTATTGCGATTTATGAAGTTGAACTCTACAAGTATGTCAATCACATGGTCCGGGAGACTGAAATCTGTAGACTTTAGTTTTAAATCTGCTATTTGTGCACTCAGTTTCAGCTTGTCGTTATAAAGCGACAGCAAAGCCTGCTCCAAATCAACACGATCCTCGGGTGTTGACTTTGTGTAGAAGTCCTCTAGTTCTGCGGTACGTGCGCTAAGACGTTTTATCTCATCCTCTAGTAGGAACCCATTGAATTCAAACCATTTGATACGTATGCACTGGTCAACGTGTAGCTTGCAGTTTCTCAGACCCAAACCACCAGAATCTAGCGCCGTGTACTTCTCTTCGGGATAGGCGGAGACTGCATCCAAGTGCATCTTCCCCGCCAGTTCCTCTAGCCGATTTGATATGTAGTCAAGTACCTTGAGATTAGTCGTGATCGAAGTTGACTTCATTCATTAACTCGTAACGTCGTCGGTACATCCTACTGAGTTCGTCTTTGATTCGAAGTTTTTGCTTTTTGAGGTCTTCAACTTCGTATTCGTTCCAGCTTTTTTGCTTGAGCATAGCATCTAGCTGTCGTTCTATGGTAGTGTGTTGGTTATCCAGTGTGCGGATATGATGTTCCAGAGATTCAATGTCCATGTAGCCTCCAGTGGTTGACAAATAATATTTAATATTGTACACTATGAATTCCGTAACTGTCAACAGTAAATAACAATATGTGCGACACTCTTTTACTCAATCACGATGGAACACCATTGAGCATGTTGCCGCCAAGCGTCATCGATTGGCAAACTGCTATCAAACTGGTGTTCCTTAACAAAGTTATCGTTGTCAAAGAATATGACGACTGGCAAGTCCATAGCCAACGCCTGGCCATGCCCGTTCCAAGTATTGTGATGACGAAGCGTTATGTTAAGCCTAAGCATCGTGTTCAGCTCAGTCGTAAGATGATTTATCTACGCGACAACTACACCTGCCAATACTGCGGTGAGCAGTTCAGTGGCAAGGATCTAACACTGGACCACGTAAAGCCCAAGAGTCTTGGTGGTGGCGGTGGCTGGAACAACCTTGTTACTTGCTGCGGTACGTGTAACTGGCTGAAGGGTGCAAAGGTGTTGGCGCCAATGACAGAGCCACGTGAGCCAAGTTACTGGCAAATGGTTAAGCATGCTAAAACGCAGCCATACCATATGCGCGACCCTGCTTGGGCACAGTATCTTGGATACGACACGCCGCCTGAAAAGCATGCGGTGGGATAGAAAAAGGAGCCTTAAGGCTCCTTTTTCATTACGGCGTAGTTGGCGCCGTTGTATAGTTATTGGTAGTTGTAGTCGTGCTCGTTACGTTAGGCTGCAATTGAGGGATTGTAGCACCAATTGCCTGAATGCTGGTATTTGCAGCATTAGACACGTTGGTAATAGCAGTATTAGAGCTTGCATTCACAGCGGTAACCGCAGTTAGGCCCGCTCCGGCAGTTGCGCCCACTTGTCCGATACCGGTGTTAGCCACATCTGTTACAGCGGTTAAACCACTGTTTGCGATGTTTGTAGCAGCAGTCAAGCCACCATTAGCCACGTTCGTAACCGCTGTGAATCCTTGTCCAGAAATAGCCACGTTAGCATTGTGACCAGCAGCGTTCATAGAGGCAAACGTATTGTTTGTGCTCTGAGCCACAGCCGCCTGGTTGTTGCTCTGTGTAATAGCAACTTGCCTGTTGGCACTGATACCATACATTTGAGTTACGCTAGGTAGCAGCACACTGGTCCACTGTAGTGCCTTGTCCCCAAAAGTTTGTGGGGGATTGACAGGCAGTTGTCTAGGACCTGGTCCACCTGCACCTGCAATATTTAGACTGATAACAGCAGCGACCCTGCTGGCACTGTCGCCAGTTTCTGCAATTTTTGCCAGTGCCTGGTATCTAGCAATTTCAGCGTCCCTGTTTGCTTGGGCGATTTTTGCTTGTGTTTCTGCGTACAGACGATAGTCGTTAGATGCACAACCAACTAATCCGACGGCGGCGACAACTAGTGCCACCAATTTAAGTTTTGACATAATAGTCTCCTATGTGTTGGGAGACCCCTTAGATAAGGGTTTTCTTCATGAAAGCACTTGTCTAATGCATTTGGGGTCTCAAAGCTATTTATAATTTCTTCTAGGTTAAACACATACATTATTCGCAAATAAATATTGATATGAGAAAATTCAAAGGCTACAGCACTGTTGGAAAGACGCACGGCAGCTTCAAATTATACGATATAGAGCTCGCTAAACGCGATCTACTCAACGAGTTTTATACTCGAAAGGGATCACGACTAATGAGTCCACAGTTTGGTAGCATTATCTGGGACCTACTTTTTGACCCACTCACAGAGGAAACTCTGGACTTGGTTAGAGAAGATTGTGTGCGTATAGTGTCAAGGGATCCTAGAATGGAATTACTACAGGTTAACGCAGACGAAGATGAGCACACCATCTACGTCCGATTAGAATTACGTTATAAGCCAACAACCACAGTTACTGATCTATTACTAACCTATAACAGGGATGTGGTAACAGGGCAGGCTGAAGGATAAACAATGTCAAAAGCAATTCGTCAAGAAAATTTATACGGCGCAGAAGACTGGTCCGTTATTTACACCAGTTTTAAAAACGCAGAGTTCAAAAGCTACGACTTTGACACTCTACGTCAGGCCATGGTTGATTACATGCAGGTCAACTATGCTGAAGAATTCAACGACTACATCCAGAACAGTGAATTTATTGCCCTCTTGGACTTAGTAGCGTTTACAGGTCAGAACTTAGCCTTCAGAATGGATCTGAACGCAAGGGAAAACATTTTAGACACCGCTGAAAAGCGTGAAAGTGTATTGCGTATTGCACGTATGCTTTCGTACAAGCCTAAGCGTGTCCGCCCTGCACAAGGTCTATTAAAAATTGTCAGCGTAACAACCACAGCCCAGCTATATGACAGCACTGGCAACAACCTTGCCAACCAAATTATCACATGGGGCGCAGATCCTAGTGAACTAGACTACGAGCGATTTGTTCGTGTCATCAATGATGCTTTAAACCAGCTGAACCCAATCGGCACACCCGTTCAAAGAATGAGTGACAACGAATCTGGTATTGTTTATGAAACATACGACTTCGATAACTCTAACCAAATGGTTAACGTACCCTTGGGCGCAGGTACAGGCGCGGATGGATTAAACCTAGCGTTTGAAATTGTACCCGTTACTCTAGACGAAGACGGTGCCATTTCACAAAAAGAACCCGACTATAAAAATGCCTTCTCCGTACTGTTTAGAAATGACGGTAGGGGCGTAGGTAGCGCAAGGACGGGCTTCTTTGTTCTAGCGAAGCAGGGCTATACCGTTACAGAAACAAGAACTATTCCTAGTCCACAAGTTAACCTTGTCATGGACTTGACCAATACAGCGAATATCAGTGAAGACGATTTCTATGTTCAAACGGTAGACGACAAAGGCAACATCCTTGAACACTGGAAGCGTGTTAGTGCCATTGACTATACAAACATTGTTTCTAATGGATACGGTAACAGTGAAAAGAATCTCTTTGAAGTTCTTTACTCCGATGCAGACGTAACCAGCATTAAGTTTGGTGACGGTGACTTCAGCGCAGCACCTAGCGGCAATATCAGACTATGGTATAGAGTAGCACAAAACGACTACGTAAGGGTTAAGGCTGGTGATATATCTGGCAGCACCCTGGAGCTAGTTTATAAAGACCAGAACGGCAATTCACAGTCCTTGTTTATGAAACTAGAATTGCAGGAAAACATGGTCACTGGACTGCCTGCAGAATCTGTAAATGAGATCAAGAACAACGCACCAGAAGCATTCTACAGTAAAAATAGAATGGTAACTGGTGATGACTATAACGGATTCCTAGCTACACTTAACAATGACATCCTGCTATTAAAAGCAGAGAACAGGACATTTAGCGGACATACACGTTATGTGGATCTAAAAGATCCTACAGGCAAGAGCCGTCCTCTAGTAGAATTTGGTGATGATGGTTACTTGTATAGAGAAGAAAACAAGAAGATCAGCTATGTTGCAGATGGTACCACAGCTCGACTAATTGACCTACTGGACGAATATGTGGAAATGCAATTAAGTGATGTGGGTTTGCTTAACTTCTACTATGGAAAACTTGATCTGTTGAATACAGGTAGTAGTGCTAGTTTCCCAACAGTAAAGTTGGGCGAAACAATTTACTACACCAGCATCACCTCCACTATCAATGGAACAAGTGATATACAAGTTATCGATGTCAAGAGCTTGAACACTAGCGATCCTTATGACAGCTTTGATATTGACGGGGGACTAATTAAAATTAATGACGAACTGTTCACCTACACTCGCATTGTGGGCAAACAGTTTATTGGTGTTAAGAGGGCGCAACAGGGAACATCTAAAGGTGTACACCTTGCAGGTTCTATCGTTAAAAAGATGAACGATATACGTTGGTGTGTTGCCTACAACGATCTAAACAGCAGCAACGGTTTCTTCTCACAGTCCAACAATGATAAGACACCACTACAATTAGGTTATGCCGCAGGTGGTCCACTACGCAGTCTTCGTCCAGGTGCGCTTGTAAAACTTGAAAACCTAGACGGTACTTATGACTGGACAGCTATCCTGGAAGTAAATGGAGACGGTCTTGGTCTAGAAGATGTGGACGGTACATATACGGGCTTGTTAAGAAACGGCGACGGTCCTGTGGAGATTAGCAAATCAATCGTAGAAAATAGATTGCTCAAAGAGATTTTACCTGCCTTCCCAAGGGTTTTTGATGACCAAACAAAACTACAAATGATATCTTACCTAGAGGAACAGAAGTCTTTTGCATTAGGCTACAATAACATCACAATGTCTTGGACCCTTATAGATCCTTTGGTTGTGGATGTAGATGAAAGCTCAGACTACAACGCCGCAACACTGGGTAAGAGTTGGTTAATCTATATGAAGCGAGCAACAAACGGTTGGGATATTGTATCCAGACAGCTAGATTACATTTTTGGTAGTCAGGATCTAATCAGGTTCTATAACATCAACTTCCTACCTTCGTTCAACGCAAACTTCAAGAGCGTAAGCCAGGATGATATTTCTGTTGTAAGACTGGGTGCAGATGGCAAACTACGTACAGTGCAGAAATATAGAATCACAGGATACTATGTTTATGACGACGGTTACACAGATAACAGCAAAGTAAAAGTGAGCCCGCTTGATTTAGACGGCGACTTCTTGCCTGACGATCCAGAAAGTTTTATTGATGTGGTGGGCACATCTATGTTGTCACTGGTGAACCATGATGAAGGTGACTTCAGTTATATAATTCCTGGAAACACAGGCACCATAGTTAAAACCGTTCCTGGTACAGACGGACTCGCATTTAAGTGGAGCCACGTAACACCTTCTGATCAGACACTAAACCCAAGTCTAACAAACATCATTGATGTGTATGTGCTTACTAAGACTTATTATGAAGAGTTTATGGCCTGGAAGAAGAAAAATAACAAAGCTCTTGAAGCACCACTGCCGCAGACAACAGAAGAGCTACGTGCAAACTTTAAGAATCTGTCTACATTCAAGATGATGACAGACGAGTTGATATTCCACCCAACAAAATTTAAACCTCTATTTGGATTGTTGAGTGAGCCAGAGTTCCAGGCACAATTTAAGGTAATTAAGAATCCTAAGACCAGAAGTACCGACAACGAAATTAAGAGTAGAGTACTGTCTGCAATCGATGAATTCTTTACACCTGGAAATTTTGACTTTGGTGAAAATTTCTACTTTACGGAACTTGCAGCATTTATACACAGCAAGTTGGAGACAGAGTTAAACAGTGTTGTTATCGTACCTATAAGTACTGATGGCAGATTCGGAACTTTGTTCCAGGTACAGCCAAATAGAGATGAAGTGGTAACGAGTGTAGCCACTGTGAATGATATAGTTGTTATTAATGAAATCACAGACAACAACATTAGGATTGGAAGATGAGCGATCTAAATAAAAAACCAGCACAAGTAAAAGCAGTTAAAATAGACAATACCAAGTTGTTGCCTTCAGTGCTGGCAACAGAACCAAACAAAAAAATGTTAGGTTCTACCCTGGATGTTATGACATCTAAGGGACAGCTACTTCCATTTAAAGAAACACACGGTATTAGAACAGCCGCAAGAACAGAAAATAACTTCTTCTTAGATGAAGCAGATCCTGTTCGTAGAGAAGCGATGTCAAACATTGCAATCATTGCACGTTCTGATACATTTGACTTCAAGGCAAAAGCATCTTACCTTGACATTGAAAACTACTTCAGTATCAAAGGATTACCTCTTAAAGATGGTGTGCAGCTTGACGAAAACATTCTAACAGCAGATTTGCCTATTAACTATAGGTGTCTAATAGACTACCAACTTTACTACTGGCTGGAGTGGGATTTGCCTGTAATCAGGTTGCATGCAGACCCTAAGGAAGATGGAAGTAAAAAGTATTCTGTTGCCACAGACATTATAGGTCAGCCTTACATTAGAGTACTGGATGACTTGACAGGTAAAGAGCTAGAATTTTCTACAGGTCTGTTCGTCTATTTTACGGGTGCCCAAGATGCGGAGTACCTAAGTACAGATCCTGACCAACCTAAAATTTACTACGTAGCTGGCGTTAGTGAAGCCATTACACTACGAGCAGTATCCGAATTTGACGAGAGAATACCTCGCGGCTATATGAAAAAGCGCCCATGGGACAAGTGGGAGCCGTATGAAGATCCCCCTGCAATCTATTGGGATAGTGAACGTTGGGATGGTAGCAAGTTAATGCCAGGCTCCCCTGAGTATGTGACCATGGGTAGATTCGCAAGGGACAATAATCCTTGGAGCGTACTGGATCACTGGTATCACATTTCTACTATTAGGATTGTTTCTGAATTCCTTGAGATACCTATAGAAAAAATTGCTCGTCCTGAATTTCAGGCACGCCGCCCAATTATCTCTTTCTATAGGAACATCAAACTGTACAACTGGCCTAGTAGAGACATAGGTGATATCAAGAGCCTATTGCCAGGTTCCATTAACGATTTTATTGGTAGACGTAACATTAAGGATCCTGGTAACTACAGGATTAAGGATGCAGACCGAGTGGTCTTTGCTAAGACACCCGGCGTATGGGTGGCATCTGGTGTCGGTAGAGGGATCACATTTACAAAAGTTCAAGACTCTAAAGAGGGCGACGG